TAGTTGCTGATAAAGCTCGCACTCCTTTAGATATGTGGCCATGTCCACCAGTACCACGAACAACAAAATCTGCCATCAGCATATAATCTGCAATGACTACAGCATCATCTGGAATAGGTGGCATCTTGGGTTGGTGGAAGGATAAGTATTCCAGAGACATCCGTGAAGCAGATGGAGCAGTGAATGATACTCCATCAATCGAAATTGTTGCTGTCCAAGCCGCACTTGCTGACATTTGGAATTTCACAATATGAGTACCGTATGGTAGGTTTTGGACTAAGGTTTCATTGTATGCACCTACCCAACTAAATCCAGTACCTATGAATGTCCAGTACCAGTAATCTGCTGCATCCCAATCCATCTTTCTTGTTGAATTAACAATATAAGCTGAACCCGAAAAACTGGTTAATCCATCATCCATTACATAGGCGGTATCTTGAAGAGAATTTTCGATTACCTTTATAGAAAGGTCTTTATAACTAGCATTACCATTAGCACCTCCATTCCCAAACTCTCTATAGTAAAAGGTCTTTGCAACTTCTGATTGTGAACTATCTATTGCATCATCACTAAAGATTGGAGTATATGTAGCATTGGTTGCACTTGGAGTAGTTACTTCTGTAGTTCCTATAACAGTACCCAACATATTCTGAGCATTTGGAGGCATCATGTTTACTGAGGTTTTAATAACTCCAGCAGAATCAACCCATCTAACAACTCGTCCTCCGTTGTAAGGTCTGATGTTATTGGAACCACTTATTGCCCATGATGCTGATGAGCCGGGTGCAGAAGATAATCCCAATGATGTTGCAGTATCTACAACAGCAGAGTGGAGTGTTGTACCATTTGTAAATCCATTAAACGGATCGTAGTGTGGTGTTCCTGAGACAGTAAACTTCTTTCCGTATGAGACTACATTCTGTGAGGGAATCTGTATCTGCGATTTGGTTGCAGTTGATGTGGTATCTTGGGCTATTAGTTCTATGCCACGTAACCTAAGATAATCCCCATTTACATTGGATAATTTTACTGTATGTATTCCTAAAGCTGGAGTAGAATCAAATGGTATTGATACAACCGATGATGCGGTAACATATCTTGCCCCAAAAGGAGAACCTACAGCCGCTGTTCCACCAGTAAAGGTAGAACTATTTGCTGTTCCATCAATAGATATATTCAAATCATTTACAGTCTCACTCCAAGTTAGCCAATTAAATGCACTAAAATATCCTGTAATTTCAATAAAATGAGAACCTGTAGCCGCACCAGTAGGAGAATAAAACCAATTTCCAATAGTTGAATTATCATCAACCCAATCGTTGCCAACCCTCCTTAACCATTCTCTACCATCTATTGAATATACATTGGAACCATGTGTTGCAGTCTCTTGTTCTAACAATTGTCTTGAATATAATGGATGCCTCTGACTCCCAAAGTGTGCGCCAATGCGTGGGTCTTTGATAGGCTTGGAACCTTTGATGTCTGTGTAGTAGTACATCCTTCCGTCAGACTGTACTGTGCCATATTTACTAGATGCAACAGTAGAACTATTCGGGCCAGTTGTAACAGCAGATAATGCAGTAGTACCATCTACCATTATATTAGCAACAGCAGGATACAGCACATCTGGGATTATGTGTGGCTTCCCTAATGCTAGTGCTTCTCCAGAGACAGTAATTGTCTGACCTGTACCAGATGTTGCAATACCATTGCTCCCTGCAACTGTAAGAGACTGAGTGTCTAAATCAACTGCAACTGTCCCTGAATCTGTTGCTCCATCCAAGTCCTGACCTGAGATGTTCTGGTCAATTTGATCGACCATGTGGTTCACCATCGGCCCCCACTTTTCGGCAGTGGACTCTGCACCAACAATCGGTTTTAGGAAATTAAAATTTGTGGAGGTCTTAAACCCAGAGTTGGAAAACTCCTCTCCGTATGTTCCTCCACCAGAAGAGTAGTAGTAGAGAGTGTCTGTAGTGCTACCAGAAGTTACTATCGTGGTCTTTGCTCCTGCACTCCCAGCAGTTCCAGTTTTGGTTACACCAGTGCTATATTCCGCTGATCCTGAGTTGTTCGATGTTATTGAAAACTGTAAGATGTGTCCTGCATTCGATGAATCTGCTTGATCGAATATGTATGTGTCTCCATCGCGAAATGTTAGTTTTGGTGCAACTGCATCATCAATCGTGAACTTAGCAGATGCAACTTTTACTATGTATGTTATCGTACTCATGAGTTCCTAGAATGTGGGGTGCTTTGCTAGAATTATGTAATTGATTACTAAATATGGTTGCATGATATTGTGCGCTCCATCTCCTGCTGTTTGTTCATCAGTTGTCGTAATCCGAGCAGGATTAGTCGCAGTGGTCGTAATTCCAGTTGTTTTTGTGTCCGTAGTCAAACTATGATCGTGGTCTGGGATGGTGATTCCAGTTGTTGAAGAAGAAATTCCACCGTAGTCTCTAGGATTGTGTCCGGGGCCACTTTGATTCTGATACGGGTCTGCACCGGTACTCCAACCATTTATTATTGTAAAAGTGTGAGTGTGGCCCGGATCAGTTGGTGTGAGTGACTTTGATCCAGTTTTCCCTCCTGTCTGATCTCCGACATGATAATGGCCCGGATCGGCAGTTATCGGATGTACGTGACCGTTGTCAGTGATTGGATGAACGTGTTTCGGAATCTCTGCATCAAGGAGAGTGTGTGTTTCCGTCCCTGCACCCAATGCAATTGCTCTGGTTGATCTACCAGATATAGAGTCTGTATTGTATCCAACAGGGACTCTCGATCTTAGGTCTGGAAGCAGGAAGGTTGTACCACTTGGATAAGTACCATAAGAGTTAGTGATTAAAGTATGCAAATCTGGATAATCTGACCTTTGCAGTGTGCCACCATTACAAACTAACCAAGTTCCTCCATTTGTAGTTGCTGTTGGTGCAGATGATTTTGTGTACATCTGGATCGTACCGATTGGCAGTGCTAAATGTAATAGTTCATCAATTTTATCGAGTCCAGTATTTATCGTACCTCCCCAAGAATTCCTATATCCTCCTACAGTTGGTTTTTCTACCGCGAAATTAGTTGTATTTGCCATTTTTTAATCTATTGTTTGATTTGTCCAAGTTGCGTCTGAAACCAATTGAGAATCCCATGCAATATGTCCAAAAGTTGAAATAGTCGATTGTTCTGTTCCTATGTCACTAAAACCAGCCCATGTAAAAACTGGATGAGAGTACATAGTTCCTGTCCCCTGCATATAACCGGAGGCTCCCTGAATTAATCCCCCAAAAGTTAAAACAACAGAATTTGAAGACGTTAAAGAATGTGTAGACTCCCATTGTGCAATTCCGAAAGTTCCAGCTACAGAGGAGGTTGATGCAATAATTCCATAAGATTGTATAACTCCCTTACCAAATGTTCCTTGATTAAAATTTGCTGAACCAAAACCAATCATCAGTCAAGTTGTATCTTGATGGTGGATGCGTTGAACTTAAAAATGTCACCATCGTTTATCGTCTTTGTGGTCGTTGTCGAAAAATCTGACTTTTGCAAGTTCTGGTATGCAACCAGATTTCCTGAAGCTAAATCATCATAGACTCCTACCCAACCAACGATCCCCCAATCCGCAGTTGCAGTTGGGAAAGTGATTGCTGATGTATTTTTTGCTTCTGCGGTTCCTGTACCTGTTATCGTGAAAGCACAAACCTGACGAGCATAACTTCCACCAGTTACCTCAGTGCCAGCGGCGGAATCAGATGGAGTTGCAGTCAATAATCCAACGTAGTAGTTCGTAGGTTTCGTGAATGTTGTTGAACCGAAAACGTGGTTCATTATTTTGTCTTCTAAATAATTCGTTAGTCCTGCCATGATGTTTTATCCAAATGGTGTAAATGAAATCGAAGGAGTTGAACCAGAGAATTTGGCTTTTTCGTCCGATGTTGTAATTTGCTGAATAACTTGCTGATACTTACCAGCCCAGACACCAATCCTTTCATCTGCTTGGAGATATGGTGCTGAGTGCATTAAAGTCCCATACAGATACGCATCTGGATGGTCAGTTAATAACCAGTTCGTTGTATTTACGGAAAGTGCTGGAACCTTCTGGTAATACACTATCTCTATTGTGTATTCTCCATCTGGTACAGGTGCAAACTCGATATTATTCTGCATAATTGAATAATAAATGGGTTTACCAGTTGCATCACTTGCTCTATGAGCATCAAGATTCTGAAGATTCTTGTAAGTCATTGGAGTCACTGGATCAGTCAGTAAATCAATGTTCCTCATTCCAAGAAAATCGTCTGGTAATTTTACATACTGAGAATTAATTGGTGCTTGTGTCCTAACTGTCATCTCACGAACTCTCAGAGTCCGATTTAACTCTGCTTCTGCCATTGTGATGAAGTCAGGTATCACAGATGTCAAATCACTCCTGTTAAGGAAGTCTGCAACTGAAGCTTGGAGTTCAGTGTAATTGCTTAATGCCATTTAGAGTTTTCCTTGCCATGTTCTGAAAACCTTGTTGGATGAGTCGTTTGCCCATTTCTTCCAGTCTTTATTCGTCCATTTCTCCCTAAGACTTTGATCAAGGACAAATTGAGGAATAACTGCTGTATGTCGCAAATCTTTTGAAGGTTTTAACTCCGACATATCTTTTGCAACTTTAATAAGAGGTTCAACATCCTCTCTGTGTTCGATTGTTACGGTTTTGTCATGTTGGTCGTAGGAGAAGATTTCTTCCTTCCCCTGCGACCGACTTAACAACCGCTTTTTAGACGGAGATTGCATAAATTATGTTATTGTGCAATCGGCAACAATCCCTGAAGCCGCTTGATTAGCAGAGATCAGAGTGTATTCCACCAGTAATGCGCGTTTAATTGCATCACCAGTTTTTGCCACTTCTTCTTGCTTAAAGTCACGATAGTACGCAACTTTCCAGAACTCAGGATCAAGAACAAGACAGGATTGCTCCCTACTCAGTCTTGAAGGAATTATTTTTAATTCCCCGAAGTCAGAAGAATAGAGATGAGCCGCACCTTGAATTGAGTCTTTTGCAATCATCTGACGAGCCTGTGACCTGCCATCAAAGCCAGAAATTTTCCCCTTATTTACAGGGCCGACCATGACTGTTGAAGGATCACCACCAGAAGAGTAACAAGACTGAATCACTGTTTTTAGAAGTGCTTCTGTTAAGGCTCGCTTAGTAGCGGCATCAACAGGAGCCGCACCAAGTCCTGCACCCGAACCTGCTGGAGAACCAGCACCACGACTTACATTGCTTGTCAACCATGTTTCCAAACCACCAAGTGTCCGAGCAGTAGAAGCATTACCTGCCGCTTTTGCTACTTTACCTGTCAGTGCTACCTCCATATCTTTCTTGAGGCTTTTTGAACTTTTTGCCAGTTGATATGCCATTTCTGAATCTCTTCCAGCATTGTTACCTGCTTGCTGTGAACCAGATACAACTACTGTCTTGCGTGAGATTTGAGTATAGTTCCCCAAACGTACAGTTGGAGTGACTGCATCGTATGCATAATCATCTCCTTCGATATGGGCATTAGCGGCCGCGGCATCTAAACTATCCGTTTGCCATTCTGCTAATGTATTTGTTGCTTTTGCTTTACCAATCATTGACATGAAAGGTGTATCGGATGGGGCAATATTATAAATCGTATTGCTCAAATCCTCTCTGCGACCTATTGCTTGATAGGTCTGATTTGTGTTTGCTACTATAGTCATAAGTACCTGTTGTTATTAAAGATTATGAACGAATCATGTTGTAGAATACTCCAGCCGCATCATCGACACTGCCGGATTTTTGTAGTCTTGCCGATGCCTTCCGAGATTTTGTGTTACTGGGATTTACAGACTGTGATCCTGCTTTCATGCTTGCACGATGACTTGGCTTTAAAGTCCCACGTTTCTGAGTTAATTTATCGTAGAGCATTGCTTTCCGCATAGTTGCGACTGCACGACTGTCATACGCTTCACTTAATTCTTGGTCAGTGAAACCTATTCCTTTTCCATACTCAACGATTAATTTTCTCTCAGAACTTGCGACTTTTTCATCAGACCACTCTGGAATCAACTCACCTAAGTTGTCTCTTTGAGTAGCAATGTATTTTTCCAAGTTTGCTTGTTGCTCTGCATTTTCCTGCGATCTCAACTGCTGAACTTGCTGTTCACGCATTTGATCCTGCATCTGAACTTCACGCATTTCATCACGCTCCAATACATATTGCATTGGATCAGTGTCTTTTAAATCTTGCCAGTATTGGGAATCTTTTTGGGCTTGTTGAGGTAGTGCAGTCTTTGCAGATTCAAGTGCTTCAATCGCTTGTGATCGAAGTTGTTTTGCTTCTGCAATTTCGTTCTCAAACGACTTACGATCTTCTGCAAGTGCTTGAGATTTCTTAGTAAATGAAGATTGGCGAGAGTATCCAGAGATTAACTCGTCCAGCGAGACATCTAAGTCTTCGCCATCAGAACGTACTTTAAAACTTTGTACGTTTGATTCTACTTCTTCCTCATCTTCAAGTTCCTCTTCTTCTGCACTATCTGAGTCCAATTCTAATTCTTCGGACTCATCGGGGGTTGCTTCGGTTTCTTCTTCTAATGATTCTTCACCATTTTCAGATGCCAGTTGGTTGCCCCATGCTGTAGTTGCGTCATCGAGTGCAGACCCTATAGTTAGGCTATTACCCTCGATAATTTCTTGTTCTGCCATTGTTTCTTTCTAGCAGTTCAGGACATTAGACTTGTTCTTAGTAGAGGAATAGTGCAAAACGCACTCACGCTCTTTCAACTAAGAAGGTCTAATCTCCTCAAATGCTAATTAGGTTAATTGTTTAGCGATTTTACCGCTATTTATCATGGATTCGATTTCCAGTTTTACTTCAGAGAGAACCTTGAGTGATACATAATACTGCTCACGCTTCATCTCATCTCCTGCACCAGAAGAAATCCATTGATTTATGTATTTATCCTCCAGTAATTCACACGCTTGCATAAATACTGGAGACTGTAGAAGCGTTTCCGCTTCATTCGCTTGTGCAACAATGTCCTCAACTGTCTGAGGAGTCACACCTTTCTTTTTCCTTCTCATTTAATTTTGCATTCCTTCTTCTGGGATTTGTCCCATATTAGTAGGAGACATTTCCTGCGGTAATTGCATTTGTTGCATCTGTTGTTTTTGCATCATTTGTTGATGTAACTGTTCTGCTCTTTGCTCAATCTCTTGTTGTTGCATCCCAGATGCTTCTGCACGAATCTTTTCACGATCCTTGTCCATGTTCCCTTTGATCTCAGTCATGTCAATCGTGGTCTTGTACTTGTTCTCCATCTCCTGAGTCTTGATACCTACGTCTGAATCCAGTTTGTCGCGCTGGAGGTCATCATCTCTGATCATTTTCTCTTGATCAAGACCGAACTTCTGCTTATCCAACTCAATATCTGCACGAACCTTATCTGCTTGAGCAGTGGCAAAGATTTCATCTGGCGTTGGTTCTGGTGGCTCCGGTGGAGGAGGTTGAAAATCTTTTGGATCACTCCAGAAAGACTGCACATCCTTGAATCCAGACATTTCTGTCATTTTAGACAATGTATGGTGATACTGCTGGTTATTGACAAAAGGATTCGTTGAACCTTGTT